GAAAAAGATATTAGTGATATCATAAAGCATCATGGTAAAGAAGTTGCACTTTATGATTTTTATCCAAAACTGCAAAGAGCAATAGAAAAGTATGTCAAAAAAAATCAGTAAGTTTGTATGTTAACATCAATGTATGAGCAATTGGATTTATAGACCAAATGAAGGTTTGGGTATAGATATTTTATCTATTGAAGACCTTCCAAATTATGAAGAAGCTGTTGGATTTGTTTACAAAATTACCAACATTATTACTGGTAGATTCTATATTGGAAAAAAGAGTCTATATAGTGAGAGAAAGACAAAAATCTCTAATAGAGAAAAGACACAAACAAAGACTAGAAAGACTTTTAAACGTGTCGTTAAGGAATCAAATTGGAAATCTTATTATGGATCATGTACAGAGTTAACTGAAGAGATAGCAATGACTGATAAAAAGTTTTACCAAAGAGAAATCCTTGAAGTATGTTGCTCTAAAAAATATCTTGGGTATTGTGAGTTGTCACATCAAATCAAAAATGATGTGTTGACAAACAATAGTTACAATGGCAATATTTTAGGTAAGTACTTCCCATCAGATATGGAAAATTGTAATTAAAATTTATGGGAAAATTTGTAGCAGAAGTAACTCTGTCTGAACGTATTCAGAAAGAGCAAGAATTTTTTGACAAAGACTTTTTAATGTCTTATTCTGGTTTAAACAAACTATTATTTAGTCCATCAGCATTTTACAAACATTATGTTCTTGGACAAAAAGATGACGTTATAGACAAAAATATGATGGAGGGTTCCCTTATTCATTGTTTATTACTCAAGCCTGAAGACTTTGACAATCAGTTTGTCATAAGTGTTGAAGACTTACCAAGCGATAATCCACGCAGTGTTTTGCACACAGTTTTCAATCATTACAAAGAATTGAAAAGAGAAGGTGACACACGTGAAAATCTTGAAGAATTTGCAGAAGCAATTTTAGATGTTTTAAAAGATATCAATTTGTATCAATCTCTTAAAACAGATGGTCAAAGAATAGAGAAAATGATTAATTCAAAGCATATTGCATATTGGGAATACATGAAAAAGTCTGAAGGACGCATTGTGATTGACCAAGATACATATGATTTTTGCAAAGCTGTTGTAGAAAAAATTACATCATCTGTTCCAGTAATGGATGTTATGGGTTATTTTGCAGATTCTTTTTCACCTGTTGAAAAATTGAATGAGGTTGAATTGATTAAATTAGAACCTGAAAGTCCATTTGGATTAAGAGGTTTTATTGACAACTTGGTTATAGATAATGCCAATAAGGAAATACGTGTCAATGACTTGAAGAAAACAAGCAAGACTATATCACAATTTCCTGATAGCATTGACTATTATAATTACTGGATTCAAGCGTCAATCTACAAAAAGCTAGTTGAGCATGTATATACATCTCAGCCAAAGTATTCTAGTTATAAGATTACTTTTAGATTTTTGGTTGTGGATCCTTTTATGCAGATTGCACCTATCAGAATATCTGATGAAACTCTTTCTAAGTGGGAAGAAGAAACTGACAAATTACTTAATGAGGCAAAGTATCACTTTGAAACAAAGAACTTTGAATTACCTTATAAGTTTATTGTTAACAATAACGAATTAGTGTTATGATAAAAGAAATGTATAAGAAGTATTTTCAAAAGTCTTATACTTTTTTGTATCCTATGCTTGGTTTCAAGCGTACAAGAGATCCAAGGCCAGTGCAAGTTTATGTGCATTGGCCAGAGGAGTTTCCTGATACAGAACGTAAACTTGTTTGCGTGTATCAAAAAAATGATACAGAACAGTGGATAAATTTTGAGAAACACAAACTTATGACACATAGCATGTTGGATTATGTAGTGCCTCTTTGCGATGGCAAGGTTGCATATATATTTGACATGAATCCTGTAGGACATGATTATGACTTGTTTATTCAAGGCAAATATTCTAAGTTGTCACAGAACGCCAAAAGGCATTTATCTGATTATTATGGCATACATACACCAGAATGGGTTTATGTTGAGTCATTTGTATTTCCAAAAAAGTATTTTAAACAGTATGCTGAAATATTGCATGTTGATGTAAAAATACTTCAGGAAGTTGGTGAACTTTGTGACAAATATGATAAAGAAAAAGAAACCTTTAAATTGTAATTTTAATCCAAATAATATGAATACAAGTGTAAAAAACATGATGATTTACTCATCAAAATGGAATGAGAAACCTACATTCAGAATGATGCCAATTGACAAAGATTGTCCTTACAATGAGGCTATTTTTGACCCAGAGCAAAAAGTTCTTGCTGTTGTTTCTAAAGATAGCAAAGACAAACCAATGATGATGCCTCGTTTGAATGATCGTGGTGATTTAATTCCTGCAAAACGTGCTAATGGAGAACAAAGTTGGCAAGAGCAGAGAGTTGTACTTGCTGCTTATTATGAATATTATCTTGAAGATATTAATGATATTATTGCTTTTATTAAACGATTTGCAATTAATGAAAATTCTAAAGTATTTACTGATGCAATTCAGTCTGATGTAAGCAGTGAAACTTTACATACAGCATATGATTTAGAAGTATTAGAAGCAGAAAAAAAATCAAAAAAGAGTAAGTAATGAGAAGTCGCGAATTCTGGGTAATGGACTATGAGACCATTGTCAATTGTTTCGTTGCTGTATTTGAAGCTTATGATAGAAAAACAAGAAAAGTATTTGTCATAAGTAAGTATCAAAATGATGTTGTTGATTTTGTCAAGTTTCTTATTGAATCTAAAAATGCTAAAGATTGGCATTTAGGTTACAATAATATTGCGTTTGATGCCCAGATTACTGAGTTTGTATTAGCAAATGCCAAAGAGTTTTTAGACCCTGATGCAGAAGCTGAAGACATTGCTCATAGATTATATGAGTATGCTCAGTATGTAATTGGTAAATCAGATAGGAATGAGTTTCTTGATTATCCAGAATTCAAACTTTCAATTAGATGTGTGGATATATTCAAACTTAACCATTGGGATAGTAACGCTAAGCGTACATCTTTGAAGTGGACACAGTTTGGAATGGATTGGGAAAATGTTGAAGAGATGCCTCATCCTCATTATGAGAGAATTAATGACAAAGATACATTAACTATGGTGGTTAAATATTGTATCAATGACGTTAGATCAACCAAGGCAATCTTTACCATGACAGATTCCAAAGGAACTAAAGTAATGGTATCGCAGATTAATTTGCGTGCTAAACTTAGTGAAACTTACAATGTCAATTTGCTATCAGCAAGTGAACCTAAAATTTCTAAGGAAATATTTCTTCACTTTCTTTCTGAGAAGTTGGGATTAGAAAAGAAAGAGATTAAGGAGATGAGAACTTATCGTAAGAATGTTGTTATACGTGACATTATCCTACCTTGTGTAAAGTTTGAAACTCCTGAGTTTATTGGTGTGCATAACTGGTTTAAGAATCTAGTGGTAGATACTACCATTTTAGATACATCAGAGGATGAAATAAAGAAGAAAGGTCCAAAGTATAGGATGATGCACAAAGGTGTGCCTACAGATTATGCATTAGGCGGTATTCATGGTTGTATTGCATCTGGAGTTTATGAACCTAAGCCAGGTAGAAAAATTCTAAGTGTGGATGTTACTAGTTTTTATCCAAACCTTGCCATTAAAAATAAATGGTCTCCTGCTCAAATTCCTAAAGATGACTTTTGTGAATTATATGAGTGGTTCTTTGAAGAAAGAAAGAAATATCCAAAGTCAAATCCTTTAAATTATCTATTTAAGATTGTTTTAAATTCTACTTATGGTTTGAGCAAAAGCAGGTATTCATTTTTATATGATCCTGAATTGACTTTTAGAATTACTGTTAATGGTCAGCTACTGTTGTCCATGTTGTATGAAATGATAACAACAAGAATTCCAAATTGTCAACCTTTGATGCAAAATACAGATGGTTTAGAATTTGACATAGATGAAAAAGATGAAGAACTATTCTTTGCAATTTGTAAAGAGTGGGAAGAATTGACACAATTACAGCTTGAGTCTGTAGAGTATAAAAAGATGATTATTGGTGATGTAAATAATTACATTGCAATCTATTCTGATGGTAAAACAAAATGTAAAGGCAGATTTGAATTTGAAGAATTACCTCTTCATAAGAATAAATCTAACCTTGTAATACCAAAAGCATGGTTTGAGTATTTTGTAAATGGTATTGATCCTAAAGATTATCTTAAATCAAACAAAAATATATTTGACTACTGCACTGGTTCAAAAATAAAAGGTAACTGGTTTTTTGTGGAACGTGGTGTTAAAGAAGGTGTTTTCTATGAAAACAAACTTCAAAAACTTGTCAGATACTTTGTATCTAAGAAAGGTACAAAGATTATTAAATGTCATCCTGATGGTAGACAAATACAACTTGAAAGTGGTCCAATACTTCAAACCATTTTTAATAAAGCTGTCACTCTACCATGGGAAGAGTATAATATAGATGAAAAATTCTATCTAG